TGATAAGAGGTCCTTCCGTTTAACCGTTTAACGACATATCGGTTTATGCTCAGTCTCGCACAGTTGTTGGTTTCATCTTTGATTCTCACATACGTACGTGACATCGCTCTTCTTCTCCGCGAACCTCTTTGGGTTATTCTTCCGTCGATCCACCTATCTTGCCTGAGTTCCTTTCCAAGGAACATTAGAACATTATGGGTATCTTTGTCAAGTTTACCGTTTTGGTCGCGCTTGTTGTTTATCGCTCGAGTAGTTCATGGGACATTCGGCATGGTGTTTACACACTTCTTGCCCCTGATTGTCCTACTAAGCATATACCATTATATGTAAGAATTCAAGAGCTTCGTTACGGCACTCCTTTAAAGGCGATTCTCCATCGCAGTTATTGGGTCGAAGTCGAGCGCCGCGGGTTTTGCAAGCCAGAAATTGCACCACGCTGGCCTGTTTATTTAGCCTTGTCCAGCGTAGGTATCCTTATAGGCTTTATAGCAAGTAGCTTGTTTGTCTTCGGACCTGTGAGATGGATACTCTCGCAGTGTACGACCGTCCACCCGCTCAAACGCTCACGCGTTGCAGCGGCTGGCGTGCCGGCCCCGCCTTTGGAGAAGGCCGGCCGGAGCAGCAATGCCCACGCTGGCGGTGCCGCACTGCGCACCCGTTACTCAGTCTGGATTCACAATATTTGTGCGTCCTTTCCCCCCGTCCCATCTTCCCCCTGTTTGGTCAGGTATGATGTCTCATTGAGCCCCCGTGACAACAAGTACGGGTGTTCCGTTATCGGAAAACGACTCAATTTGACGCCTACTGACCTGACAGTACCGCTCTCATACGCACCGCATGTTTACGGCTTAGCCGTCAGCGCGATCGACACGGCACACTATTACAAACCACACCAGTGGGATGTATATGCCGGCTCCCCGATTGTGTTTAATTGCATCGTGCCTAAGGCGGTAGCGTGGAAGACCGGGTGGTCGACAGCCACGATTGATCGTGACTCGAAACTGACTGAGGTTATTGACGGGGGCGAGACGTACACGCACCGCCTTGTAGATCCGCGTCAGCATAAATTCTTTCTGCACCGCTGGTTCAAAACCTACTACTACGAACAAACGCTCATACCCGTGCCTGATTCTAATCAGGCAATCTTTGTGTGGACACCTGTCTCGACTATCTCTATCCCTTGGTTCATTTACTACTACCTACACATGTTTGCTTACGCAGAGACGCCAACCCGGCCCCGTTTCTGGTCTGGCTCAAAACGTGTTTCGTCAGGTAGTCGCAAGAACTCGGATGAGGTCGTTACCATACAAGTTGCAATTTCCAACGCTCTCGGCGGTGACTTAGTCAGCGTCCGTGAGGAAAACGCACTTGATGGGAGCTGTGTTCTGCTTTCCCGTGCCGCTATTAATACTATAGCGATGCGGGCACAGATAAGCGGTAATCCTACGAGCGTTTACGACGCCACTACTGTCCTCAATAAGATGGGCGGTACGGCCGTTAACCCTGAATCTGCGACCATGGCTGCGGCCACGTCGAAGCAGGGTGGCATGGCCGACGTCTCACTGCCCCCCGGGATTGTTCCCGGTGAGGATGTGGAGACGATGGGCGTCGACGTTCCTATCAAAGAGGTGATTGACAGCAAGGCCGCCCCAGCGGCCTTCGTGTGCGGTAGGACTGACGAAGCGATGAAGGCGGAATTAGACCGCTTCAAAACTCTACAAGCGACTGTCCCACAATCTGTGCCGATGGACGTCGCGGCAGCTCAAGAGCTGGCTATTGCATACGTAGCCAGCCTTATCGGTCCACTCACACCATGGTCGATGGAAGACGTGATTCTTTCTCAAACCCGCCCCGCGCAGAAAGCCCGCAACAAACGCGTTCTCGCCAGTGACCCTACTGGCGAAACGCGCATGAACGTGAAGCCTATGCTCAAAACTGAAGCAACTGCCAAGCCCGGAATACGCGCGATCAATCCCATCGATCCGCAATTCGGGCTAGAACTAGGCCAGTACACTAAATCTGTCTACGTGGCACTCAAAGAGTGCTGCACCGTCTTCTGCCCTGGTGGCACTGGAGCGGTGATCGCGGACAAAGTGCAAGCAATTGCCGTTTTAGGACCTACTGACAGCCTTGACGTAAAG